TTTAATAACTGTAGATTTGAAAAGTGTACAAACGGGATTAACTTCTACAATGCTACCCAAGGTGCTGGTGAAGGTGGAACTGAGACTGGCTTTGAAACTAATTTTTCCTCTAATATTACCGTAACAAATTGCTATTTTCACTGCATGAGAGGAATATATGCTGCTAGTAGAGGAGTTTATGGTACTGTTACAATAACTAATAATAAATTTAGTTCTTGGTTCATAAACGATAAAACAGCACACTTAAGTAATGCCTCACACACACACGGGATACCGCAACAGGCAATATATTTACGACATGTAGAAGCATTAAATATATCAGATAACATAATGAACTCCTATAGAAAAGTGCCGTCTGGCACTGATACATTTGTTGGTAGTACAACTGATCATACTGAAAATGCATTCTGGGGAGAGGGAACTGGATTTACACCTAATGATCTTTATGCAAATGAAACTAAAGGAAGACGATATCCAGGTTTTAAGAACGGAATTGCTATATTCCATCAACCAAATCCTTATGAATCTACTAATGCAGAGGATGATGAATCACAAGGAAGACACGGTTCTTCTAAGGGCGGTATAACTGTTAATAATAATAGTATTGCCTGTTGGTATAATAGTGGAGTGGTTTTACAAGTAGAATATAATAAAATTTTGGGTGGTAAGCAAGACTATGGACCTATTATGGTTTCTAATAATAGTATAGTTACAGGAGGGTATGGGGTAAATATTGGTCATAGGGATGGAGATGAGACTGGAGTACGGACCGAGCAAATAACAAGAACCCATATTTCTGATAACGTAATACGGAATCAAGCTCTGTGGAAAATTATTCCTGGTACTGTAAACAACTACGGGGAATCAACAGCTAATTGGGCAGGTGGTGCAAATAGTTCTCGTGTGGCAGCTATTTTCCTTAATCCTAACTCTACAAGAACTGGTACTACTGTTGATAGTACGGGTTGCTTTTTAGATACTACGATAACTAATAATAATATCAGTACCTCTTACGGAGACGATAATACAGGATCATCTGGTATCCTGCTATCAGATGCGGCGGGGGATTCACAAACATTTGATAGATTAATGATCTCAGGTAACTTCGTTACTAATTTTCGGTATGGTTTAGGAATATACCGAGATCTAGAAGATCTAGGTAAAAGTATAGCTAAAAGGGGTTTTGTTACTGGTAATTATTTCTACTCGTTCGGTAATACAGGTATCCTCTGGGAAGAATCTTTTACAGCAAGTGAACAAGGCAATTTTTCTACTAACAACCAACAAGTAAGTTAAAAAACCATGAATAAAATAAAAAAACTAAACAACATATTCCTTGAGACTTTGCTCATGGATCTAGATGACCCCCAAAAGTGTACGCCTGGTTTATATCAGGTTATACGGGGTGTTATTAATGATAATAAAGAAATGCTAGATGACATTCCTAAAGATTCTTTAGATTTTCTAGAGAATAAAATGAAGGATAGTCTGCCATTCAAAAAGGAGGTAAGCTAATGCCAGAACGAACAGTAAACACAACAGCACCCGGAGTAGATAACCCTTACGGAACTTATACTAATCTATATAATTCACATCGTATGGGAGAAATGTATGCTAATGCATCTAATGATTACTCTGTTAAAGGTGGTAGTAAGAAAAAGGGTAATACAAAAAGTAAACCCAAAAGTAAACCAAAAAGCTCTAAGAAATATTAACGGAGAGATATATGGCTAAGAAAAAGAAGTGGATTCAAAAAGCAACAGCCTCAATTAAAAAACGAGGAACCAAAGGTGTTTGTACTGGAGCTAAGTTTGGAAGTTCTTCTTGTCCAAAAGGATCTAAGAGATATAACTTAGCTAAAACATTTAAATCTATGGCTAAAAAACGCCAGAAAAAATGAACATACCTCAAGAAATGGTAGATGACTTTCGTAATCATCTATGGGCTTGCTTCAAATATCTAGGATTAGGGGAACCTACGGGTGCTCAGTATGCAATGGCTGATGCTTTGCAGGACGGTCCTACGGATATGCAACTTCAGGCAGGGCGAGGGTTTGGTAAATCAGTTATTACAGCCTGTCTAGCCTCATGGTTTCTGTTAAAGGATTCTGATTGTACTATTATGGTAGTCTCTGCTACAGGAAACAAAGCAACAGAGTTTATATCAATGACACGAAAGATCTTAGACCTTGTGCCATATTGTCAGCACCTAAAACCTGGCGATCACACTACCGATAATGCTTTTGCCTTTGATGTTGAGACACGGACTAAGATTGGGCAAGATAAGTCTTGCTTTGCTCGTGGTATTACTTCTCAAATTACTGGGTCTCATGCTGATTATGTTGTCGGGGATGATATAGAGATTGAAGGTAACTGTGAAACCGCTAATGCAAGAGAGAAGCTTCTGAGTAAGGTATCTGAGTTTGAACAGATCCGTAATGTTGGTGGTCGGGTTATATTTCTTGGTACCCCACAGATTAAGGATTCAATCTATAATCAGCTTAAGGCTGGGTATCCTGTTACTAAGTTCCCTGCTGTAATGCCCGACAAAGCAGTACCCACTGAAGTAGAGAATGTAAACGAGTGGGTGTTACAACTAGGTTTAGAACCCGGCAAAGCCACACAACCTGAAAGATTTCCTGATGAGGTACTGATGGAACGAATGGCTAAGATTGGTCCTAAGTTATTTGCCCTACACTATAAACTAGATACTTCCTTAGCTGATTTCGAGAAGTTCCCACTTAGGTTATCTGATCTAATTGTTATTGATGTAAACCCTGATCTATGTCCTGAGAAGATTATCTGGGCTAACTCTAAACCTATGAAGGGAGTTCCCTCCTTTGGTTTAACAGGAGATCTAGTATATGAACCAATGTGGATATCAGACAAGTTTGTACCCTATACACAACGTGTAATGTATGTTGATCCATCGGGAAGAGGATCTGATGAAACTGCTGTATGTATTGCATCCTTCTCTAATGGGTATATCTATATACACGAACTAGTTGGTTATTTGGGTGGGTATGAAAAGAACATCCTAAAGAAGATAGCTAGGCTAGCTTACGAATACAAGGTAAAGCTAGTACGAGTAGAGTCTAACTTTGGTGATGCTATGTTCTGTCAACTACTGGCACCTATCATGACTGATATCTGTGGCTCTATTGCTATAGAAGACTATAGAGTTTCTGGTCGTAAGGAAGCAAGGGTTATCGCTAGAATGGAACCTGTAATGTCTCAGCATAGACTAGTATTTGATAAACGAGCTATATGCCAAGAAGAGACACAGAAGCAGATCACACGTATCTATGATAGACGAGGTGCTCTGCCCCATGATGACCGTATAGATTGCCTAGCCGCTGCTGTAGGGCATTGGGAAGATCTTCTACGTACCGATGTAGATGTTATCATAGAAACTAACCGTAAAGCAGCAGATAAACAATTAGTAGATACGTGGTTAAACGATAAAAGAAGAATGGGTCTATGGTCTAATCGTCTTAGTGGTGCCCTATTAAAACGAGATGGACAATATAAGCCTATAGATAAGAATAAAGCAGGTTGGAGGGTAGGTGGTCGTAGATGGTCTTAGGATCGTTTGTACGGGCTTCTTGGTTCTACCTACCCTACCCCCCTTTTATTAACAAAGTGTCTGAGACGAGCTGTATGGGCTCGTATGGAGGAGTTATAATATGTCGATGTGGGCAATGATGGGCTTACAAGGTATGCAAGCTCTTATGGGAGCTAAACAAGCTGGGTCTCAAGCAGCAGCACAAAAACTTCAGTTTGAGGAAGCGGAATTCCAAAGACGATGGCAAAACCAAATTGAAAATAGAAATATCGCCAAGCAAAATGCCCTTCGGTGGTTTCAGAATAAAGAGATTGCACAAGTAGCTAATAAACGTAGAGCTGAAGAAGAATTTTATATCCGCTATAATTGGGATAATCAAACTGGAGCATTTGGTAGGAAACATAGAGCAACACAGGATGAGATATATTCAAGACTGCACGGTAAAAATATAAATCCTAAGTCTGGAACAGCTAGAGCTTTATTACGTCAGCATAATCAAACATCAAAAGATATGATGACAAGTATGAGAATTAGTGTAGCCAACCAACTAATTGGAACAGTACGACGACAAGACCAAGCATTAGCACAAAGAGACTTTGGTTACAATGAACATGTACCATTCCTACCTAGTGATTACCAAGGACCAGACCCAAGCAGTGCATTCCAAGCATCTCTGGTATCTGGATTAATAGGAGGTGCAGCTAATACTATGGGATATATGGCAGACAAAGCGTCTAGTACTAGTAAGCATGGGACAACATATAATCTACTTGGCTCTATTTTTGGAGGTGCTAGTAGTGGCAAATAATTATCAAACATTAAAGGAAATTGCTAAGGGTCCTAAAAATTTACAATTATCTCCTAAACAAGTTCTTGCTAAATCTCAATTAGATTATAGTAAAAAAGTATTAGATAATATTCCTAGTAATGTAGATTCAAAAGATAAATATAAAATATGGAAAAGAGAAACTAGGGATATGATTCCTCACCCCGATACTATTGAAGAGATGTGGGCAATGGAAGAAAAAGTTTATCCTTCTAATAACTTTAAACAACATACTGTAAACCGTATTAATAATTCGATAGAAGCATTATCTACTACCCTTATGAAGTCAGACTACTTTAAAAATAATGCTCCAACTTGGCCTAAGTGGTTAAGAAAAACATATGAAACAGATATTGCGAAGATTAGAACTTCTGTACAAAAGAAGAATGTTGGTTTAGCTAGAGTTAATAATCAACTTGCTACTGAAGATATAATGACAAATATTGTAGGACAAAAAAATTTTAAATTAAATAGTACAGTTGCTAAAAGGGTTCATGCTGAGGATACTTTTATGGCAATGCAGCTTGGATTTACAACTGAAATAACAACTGATGATGATGGAAGAATTTCTGTACCCCTAGAAGGTAGTCTTGCTCCTGTCTATTCCCTAGATCCGGCTAACTTTCCTTTAGTGGATCCTGAAGAAGAGTATATGGTATTAGAAGATACTTATAAAC